ACTATTAATTTCCAATCAATCAGAGGAATAATAAAATGGCAAAACCAGCAAGTAGACAACAACTAATTGATTACTGTTTAAGAAGGCTGGGTGCCCCTGTATTGGAGATTAACGTTGATGATGACCAAATAGACGATTTAGTAGATGACGCCCTACAGTACTTCCAGGAGCGTCATTTTGATGGTGTTGAGAGAATGTATCTAAAGTACAAATTATCTCAAGCAGATTTGGATAGAGGTAAAGCAAAAGGTACAAACGGTGTTGGAATTGTAACTACAACATCAACATCCACAAACATCAGTGGATATGGAACGGTTACTTCAAATTTTTATGAGACCTCTAATTTTATTCAAGTTCCAGACTCTGTGATTGGAATTGAAAAGGTTTTTAAATTTGATACCAGTTCAATTTCTGGTGGAATGTTTAGTATCAAGTATCAGTTGTTTTTAAATGATCTTTATTATTTCAATTCTGTTGAACTGTTACAGTATGCTATGACAAAAACTTATCTGGAAGATATTGACTTTTTATTAACCACAGATAAACAAGTTAGATATAACAAAAGACAAGACAGATTGTATTTGGATATTGATTGGGGAGCACAAACTGTAGATACTTTCTTGGTTCTAGACTGCTACAGAATTTTAGATCCAAATACCTACACAAATGTATATAATGACAGTTTTCTAAAAAAATATTTAACGTCCCTCATTAAGAGACAATGGGGTCAAAACCTTATTAAGTTTAGGGGAGTAAAACTTCCTGGAGGAATTGAACTTAATGGTAGAGAAATCTATGAAGATGCAGAAAGAGAACTAGAAAGTATTAAACAAGTAATGGCTCTTGAATATGAGCTTCCACCTTACGATTTTATTGGATAATGGCACTTAATCCCTTTTTCCTTCAAGGATCTCCCAGTGAGCAGAGACTTGTACAAGATCTTATCAACGAACAACTAACGATTTATGGAGTAGAAGTAACTTATATTCCAAGAAAATTTGTACGAAAGCAGACCATTATTGAAGAAATACAATCATCCAGATTTGATGATAACTTTTTAATTGAAGCATATGTTAATACTTATGAAGGATATTCTGGTGCTGGTGATATCCTCACAAAATTTGGAATGAGTTTGAGAGATGAATTAACAATTACAATATCAAAAGAAAGATTTGAAGACTTTATTGCTGCATTTTTGGCAGCAATGCCCGATGATGAAATTGAATTAGCAACCAGACCTCGTGAAGGAGATTTGGTCTATTTTCCTTTAGGTCAAAGATTATTTGAAGTTAAGTTTGTAGAACACGAACAACCTTTTTATCAATTAGGTAAAAGTTATGTCTATGAATTAAAGTGTGAATTGTTTGAATATGAGGATGAAGTTCTTGATACTTCTATTGATGAAATCGATACCACAATTCAGGATACTGGATTTATTACAACACTCAACCTAATTGGGTTAGGTAGAACAGCGACTGCTACTGCCAATTTGGGTGATAAATTCATTAGTGAAATATTCATAAACAATGATGGAAGCGGATATACTGGAACTCCAATTGTTTCAATTTCTACCGCACCAACTGGCGGAATTAATGCTACTGCTGTTGCTATTACCACAAATAAAGCAGGAATTTATTCCATAGATCGTATACTGTTAACCAACGCAGGATCTGGATATCCATCACCACCAACAATTACAATTAGTGGTGGAAATGGGGTTGGAGCAGCAGCAACTTGCTCTATCCAAACTACAGATTATGGAATTATATCAATTAATGTATCAGATACTGGTGTTGGATATTCTACAGCACCAAATGTAACTATTTCGGGTCCAGCAGGAATAGGATCTGCAGCATCTGCGATTGCTATTGTTAATGGTGATACTCAAGTCTCTTCAGTTAGAATGGTACGTGCTGGAATTGGTTATACACTTGGCGACTCTCCAGTTGTTACTATTTCTTCACCACCACTAATTACTGGTCTAGGGACCTATGGATATAATGAGGTTGTAAGAGGATTAACTTCTGGAACTGAAGGAAGAGTAAAATCTTGGGATTCGGATACCAAAGTTCTTAAAGTATCACTTGTTGGAATTGGAACCACAGTTAGTGGATTTATTCCAGGTGAGATTGTTGTTGGTACTTCATCGACAATATCAGCAGCATCAACATCTAACGGATATGCCATCTACACTGTCAAATCTTATGATCATAGAGACATATATGATAAATATGAACAAAACGATGAAATTGAAGAAGAAGCAGATACTTTCCTAGATTTCTCACAATCTAATCCCTTTGGCAATTACTAATGTTAGGAACTTATTTTTATCACGAAATTTTAAGAAGAACTGTTGTTTCGTTTGGAACAATTTTCAATGATATTCATATTCGTCATAGAAATTCTAATGATGGTGAAATTAGTGATATGAGAGTTCCTCTTGCTTATGGTCCTATCCAGAAATTTTTAGCAAGAATTGAACAACAACCAAATTTAAACAAAGCGACTCAAATATCATTGCCAAGAATGTCATTTGAGATGAATTCTATTCAATATGATCCAACAAGAAAAGCAGGTGTAACTCAAACGTTTAAGGCATCTGATGGTACAAACTTAAAAAAAGTTTTTATGCCGGTTCCTTACAACATTGGATTTGAACTGAATATTCTCTGTAAATTAAATGATGATGCCCTCCAGATTGTTGAGCAAATTTTACCGTTTTTTCAACCAGCATTTAACTTAACAGTTGATCTTATAGATTCAATTGGAGAAAAAAGAGATATTAGCGTTGTTCTAGACAATATATCATTTCAAGACGATTATGAGGGCGATTTTTCTACAAGGAGGGCACTAATTTATACTTTACAATTTACTGCCAAAACTTATATGTTTGGTCCTATTGCCGATACCACTGATGGTCTTATCCGTAAGGTTCAGGTTGACTATTATGCAGATACAAATAGAGAGACTGCCAAGAGAGAGTTGAGATATACCGCAACACCAAAAGCACTCAAAGATTATAATGATGATAACACTGCCATATTAAGAGAACCTCTAACAAAAACAGAAACAAGAGTTTCGGTCAGTACTTCTTCTGGATTAGTAGTTGATAATAGAATCATTATCAATAACGAAATTATGAAGGTAACTGGAATTGTGGACGGGACAACTATTACTGTTAAGAGAGGATATGATGGAAGCACTGTTACAACTCATCTAGAAAATACATCTATTGATGTCTTAACTCCAGCAGATGATAACCTGGTTGACATTGATGATGATTTTGGATTTAATGAAAATAGGTATTCATTCATAGATTCCAGAGATTATAGTCCATCAAGGAATATAGATATTTAATAGTCTGGTGAAATCATGACAAATAAGTTTGAAAAGATTGATCAAGCACTCAATGTTGAGAGTAACATTGTTGCGATTGAACCTGATACGGATATATCTTTAAATGTTAAGGAATCTAATAATGACATTAAAAAAGACTATGAGTATACTCGTGCCAATTTGTATTCTTTGATTGAAAAAGGACAAGAGGCAATCAATGGAATTATGGAACTCGCTGGAGAGGGGGGTAGTCCAAGAGCATATGAAGTTGCTGGTCAATTAATTAAGTCTGTTGGAGATGTCACAGACAAACTTATAGACTTACAGAAAAAATTAAAAGAGGTAGAAGAAGACACTGTAAAGACAACAAATAATGTTACCAATAATGCTCTATTTGTTGGATCAACTGCCGAATTATCAAAATTACTGAAACAAGGTTTTCTAAATAATAAAGAGTAGTAGAGTTTTTTGATGAGCTGGTCTAAAGAATACAAGAGATCAATAGATTGTGATAGTCCACAAGGATTTTCACAAAAGGCTCATTGTTCTGCTCGTAAAAAAAGAGCAGCAGGACAAGAGACCGAATCAAAGTCTCCATTTTCTGAGGCAAAGGATCAAATAACTTTTACAAAGTTTACACATAAAACAAAACATTTACCAAAGTCTCAACATCAACTTGATCCGAATCTTGATCTTAAACAGTTGGTTCATCATTCCACAAAACAATATGTTGATAGAGATGCTGATGGTGATGTAGATGTTTACGATAACCCGAAGAAAAAAATTCCAGATGAGAATGTTCAGAGTGCCCCAGAAGGGGCACGTGTTGCTTCAAAAAAATTAATTGCCAAACAAAAGGGTGAATTAAAGCACACCAGAGTTGGAATGGCATATGAAGAAACTAAATCTGGAGATGAAGGACTTCGTGATTGGTTTGGAAAATCTAAATCATCTGATGGAAAATCGGGATGGGTTCAATTAGGTGGTAAATGGGCAGGTAAACCTTGTGCTCGTCAACCAGGACAAACCTCTACACCAAAATGCGGAAGTTCTAAAATGGCAGCAAATTTATCTGATGAAGAAGAGGAAAAGGCGAGAAGAAGAAAAAATAGACAAGACCCAAATCAACCAGAAAAAACTAGTGGTGCCAAACCAACAAATGTAAGAACAGAAGAAATGGATTTACAAGAAGTCAAAGACAAACCAGGTAAAGGTAGTGGAAAAAAAGATGCCTGTTACAATAAAGTAAAATCAAGATATAGTGTTTGGCCAAGTGCTTATGCTTCTGGAGCACTTGTAAAATGCCGCAAAGTTGGTGCTGCTAATTGGGGAACAAAATCTGAAGCAGTTGAGATGGTTAGATATTGCCCTGCTTGTAAGAAAAATGAGATGCAGCAAGAATGTAAGATGGGTCCAGCATATTGGTCAATGTATTCGCAACCAGTAATGCTTTCAACAAATCAAATGAAATATAATATTGCTACTGTCCACCCAGCAAATGAAGAGAAGGATCACGAATATTCAATGGCTCGTTCTGAACTTTCTACAATCATTGCTGCGGCAAAGAGATTAAAGAAGAAAATGAAAGGTGAAGGTAATATTGAAGCGTGGGTTCAGTCCAAAATCACAAAAGCAGCAGATTACATTGATACCGCAGCAGATTATCTAGAAAGTGGTGAGCACGATGTTGAAGAAGCGTGTTGGGTTGGTTACAAACAAGTTGGAATGAAAAAGAAAGGTAAAAGATTAGTTCCAAATTGTGTAAAGGAGCAACATTCAAATTGGAGAGAAGAACTTACTGAAGATTGGCAATCAGTGAATCGTAAAGATAAGACTGATGGTTTAAGTCAAAAAGCAGTAGATGCTTATCGTCGTGAAAATCCAGGTTCAAAACTTCAAACGGCAGTAACCGAAAAGAATCCAAAAGGAAAAAGAGCAGATCGTCGTGCTAACTTTTGTCGTCGTATGAAAGGTATGAAGTCTAAACTTACTTCAGCAAGAAAAGCAAGAGACCCAGATTCAAGAATTAACAAAGCCCTTCGTCGTTGGAACTGTAATTAAAATGAAATCATTTCAACAGTTTATTTCAGAGAGCATCAACATTGCCGGAGATTTCAATGGAAATCTTTATATGAATGCATCTCAACCAGAGACGGCAAATGAATCTTTTCTTGCTGACGTAGTTTGGCAAGGAAGACTTTATCGTATGGAAGTTGAAGGTAAAATGATAGATAAAAATGAACTTGCTGAACAACTTCAGGGCGAATATCCTGGTGCAATCGTTCACAACATTTACCCATCACAATCACAAAGTTCTTTAAGAATTAAAAATACACAAAGATATCAACCAGAAAGACTAACTTGGACTGATTAATTATGGCACAATGGAATAAGAAAACACAGGACTTCCTAGATCAAGAAAGAAGTCTCTTTGAGGTTTATAATATCGCAGAC